TCATTCCCCGTCGAGAGCGTCCCACATCCCGCCGAGCGCCTCGAAGACGGGGACCAAGGGCAGAAGGAGGATCGCAGGCAGCAGGAAGAGCACCCCGTCCAGAAGCCCGCCGCACACCTCCGCCAACCGCGCCCGACGCCTACGCCAGCAGCTCATTCACCCGCCTCTGCACGGCCTCGTAGTCCGCGCCCAAGCGCTCCCTGCGCGCCTCGCCGTTGCCGTAGTCGCCGTTGATGACGGCGTGCGCCAGCGCATCCACGTTGGAAGCGGCGCCGGATGCGGAAGGCCCGCAGCCCAGGATCTCGTTCACGCGCGCCTGGACGGCCTCGAGTCCACGCCTAAGGCGGCGCGACGGGCCTCCCCGTTGCCGAACTCCCCGCCGATCGCACGGCGCGCGAGCCCGTCCACGTCGCACCCGCCGCCCGGAACCCCTCCGCCGGACGCCTCGCCCGATAGCGCCCGGTTCACCTCGGCCTGCACCTCGTCGTAGCGCGCGCCCAGCGACGCGCGCCGCGCGTCGCCGTTGCCGAACTCCCCTGCGATCACACGCCGCGCCAAGTCACCGACGTCCCCCGAAGGCGCGCCTCCGCCACCGCTCCCGGAGCCGTCGTCGGCCGATCCACCGCCGCAGATGCGCGCGTGCAGCCACGCCCACTTGCCGGCGTCCACGTAGGGCGCCGGGCACAGCTTGCCCGTCACGTCGTAGTGGCGGATCACGTCGCCCGCCCCGATGCCGTAGCGGGCACGGATGTCGCCCACCAGCCCGGCCAAGGCCGCCACCTGCTCCTCGGTGAAGTCCTCACCCGCGCTCACCACCTCGATGCCGACGGAGCGCAGATTCACGCCCCAGTCGCCCGCGTGCCAGGCGGTGTCCCCCTCGGCAACGCTCTGGCGCACCGCGCCGTCCTTGTCGACGAAGTAGTGCGCCGACGCCTGCGCGTCCGAACGAGAGAAGTACAGCAGGTTGTCATGGGCGGAGGCGTCGGTGGCCGTGTAGTGCACCACGATCTTTGACACGGCGCGCCCTTGGCGTCCCGGCGTGTAGTTGCGGGCGTCGCATTGGACGAACTCGACCACATCAGGCATCGCTTCCACCGCCCTCGGGCAGCGCACGGCCGAGCTCCGCCATCACGGGCGACAGCACCGCCATCACCAGCGCCACGCACAGCGCGCGCCACGTCGGATCGAGCACCGCACACCCCATCAGCAAATCCACGTTCGCCACGATCACGCCCAGCACGCCCTGCACGACCGTGCGCGCCAGCCGCCATGACCACTCGTTGCCCGTCAGGAACTTGTCCATCTCACACCTCCGTGCTCCGGCGAAGGTCGGCGATATCGCGCTGAGCCACGACCATATCCTGCTCCAGCGCGTACGTGCGCTCGATCATGCCGTTGTGCTTCTCCACGTGCTTCGCCAGCTCATCGATCTTGAACTCCATGACGGCCTGGCTCCGCAGGTTGGAGACGATCACGCCGGCGAGCGTGAGCCCGCCCGTGACCAGCGCCGTGACCAGCGACTCCATGCACCCTCCCTCCGCGTACCGATAACATGGGGAAAGCATAAGGGCGCGTCACAAACAGAAAGCGCACCCCGAAGGGCGCGCCGATGAGAAAGACGGATCCATGAGCCGGGCTACACCGCAGAAGAAAGCCATCTGCTACATGCGAACGCAAGCTGTTTGCACGTTTCGGGATTCGTCCCAACGTACAGGCATACCCCTAATGCCAGGGCCATCTAGATCGGCTGAGGATTGACCTTACCCACCATCTGGGCGACGCTTTCGCTTACGGACTCGCTCAAGCAGGCTTTGAGAACCCTCCCCTTGCCGTCCGAGAACTCGAACCCCGTTTGTCCGTTCGCCTCCATTGCGACCTCCTCAACTCGCCATCCGGCAATAAGAGCCTAGGTGAACTAGATTCATTTGCATCCTTAACTGCGCTCTGCAATAATCCTACTAGCAAAATACTTCCGCGAATAGATACGAGATAGTTGAAAAACTTCCGCATTTGGAGAAGCGATGCCGTACAAACCAATCGAAAAGACCAAGATCAGCAAGAGAGCGTTTGGCATGACGCTGGAACAGCTCGGATGGTCCCGGCGAAAGCTTGGCGCGGCCTTCTCATGCGCCGAAAGCGTGAAGCCCGAATTGCGTAGAACAGAAAGGGCCATACGCGATGCGGTCAACAGGGGGGAAATGCGAGCGGACGTGCTCGACGCGCTATCCAGATTCCTCGATGTTGAGCCGGACCTCCTGTCGGGAAAGCTGCACAGGAGCATATGGAGGCTCGATCTCCCGAAAGAAGCGAAGTGGTCGCTCGTCAGCTCCCTCAAACCGGAGAATTTTCGATACGGCACGCTTCATACAGGAGAAAGCACCTTCCGCTACATCGAAGACCTTTTGGCGCTCCACGGCGTCGCCCCCCGCCAGTATGAGGAATTCAGCAGGGAGCGGCAGCTTGATTTCGCCGAGGCAATTGAAAACGCGTTGGTGCCGGTAATCATCGACTTCTTCCCAAAAAATGCAGCCGGAAGGAATATCGAGCCCGGCGTCTGGTCGCTGTTTGTTCAAATCCAAGACGCGAGAGATGAGTTTTATCTGGAACCAAACGAGCCCGTTTTCGATTAGCCCCGCATCACCCCGCCGTCAGATACCCGATCTTCCCATCGAGCCCGTCGATCACCATCCGGTCGTAGTTCGTGCGCGACGCCGAGTAAACCGTCCCGTTGCCGCCGACCAGGCTCGTGCACCCGTAGAACGTCATGCCGCCCCCGCACCCGCTCTGCAGAGCCCAGTCCGCGTCCGCCAGGATGGTGGTGAGCGCCGAGCATCCCCCGAACGTGAACGCCAGCACCTCGAGCGCCGCCGGCGAGAACCCGCGCAGGTCGAGCGCCGCCAGCGACGTGCATGCGTTGAACGCGTAGCGCATCTCGCGCATGCCCGCCAGATTCGCCATGCCCTCGACCGCCGCCAGCTTCCCGAACCCGTAGAACCAGTAGTTCAGGCTCATGCCGAAGTCCGCGCAGGCCCCGGCCATGTCGTCGGCGAATGACACGCGCTCCACCAAGGCGCGGTGCTCGTACCAGAACGCGAATCCCACCGCGTCGTAGCGGGCGTTCACGCACGCGCGCCCGGTCGCCAGCACCGTGCGCGCCGGATCCACGGCGCCCGCCGCCGACACCTCCAGCAGCCCGTCCTCGTACACCACGCCCGTGCACCAGCGGCGCCCATCGTCGGCAGGGTCGGTCAACAGCCCAGTATCGCCGAAACAGCAGATGGCGGCCCCTCCGCCGTTGCTGCGCACGTATCCCGTTCCGCCCACCAGGCTGCGGCACCCGTAGAACATGTTCGTCCCGCTCTCGAGCGCCGCCGTGTCGAAGAAGGCGGCGAACACGCTTTCCAAAGCGGGGCAGCTCGCGAACATCATGTCGCCCTCCGCCATCCCGCTCAGCGCCTCGAACCCGCGCACCTCGTGAAGGTGCAAAAAGCCGTTGAACCAGTTCTTGCCGGAGGTCACGCCCGCGGCCGCGAACGACCCGTCGAACACCACGCGGACCACCTCCTGCTTGCGCTCGTCCCACGGCCTGCCCGAAGCGTATGCGTAGCCGTCCGTCGCGACCTCCCACGCCGCCAGTATGCGCTCGCCGACCGTCGACGACCTGCGCTCCAAGTAGTTGAATTCCAGCGTCCCCCCTTCCAGCAGCAGCGCGCGGGGCTTCAGCCCCACATCCCACGCAAGCGCCCGGATGGCCGCCGCCATGTCGGCGGGACGGTACCTCGTCGCCTCGCCGTTCTGCGCGCGTATGGCCTCGGCGAGGGCGAAGAGCACCGATTCCGAAAGCACGCCCGACTCAAGCGCCATGCAGGGCTCCTCCACAAAGCCCCCGGCGTTGTCGCCGTCGAGCGCGGAAACCGCGGCCGCCATCTCGCGCGGCTTGTACAGCGTGCCGGTGCCGTTCTGCCAGCGGATCGCGTTGGCGACGTCGGTCAGTACGGAGGTCGGGATCGTGCCGATTGCCATAGCCTAGAACTCCTCTTCTTCGAGGTTTGCCAGCGAAGAGACGGCCTGATCAACGTATTGTCTGGTGGCGTAGCTGCTCAGGTCGATGAAAAGCGTGCCGCCCGCAAGCGACAGCGGCGGGCCGGAGCGAAGGCCGTGCCGTCGGCACCGTCCGCCCCCGGCTCGCCCTTGGGGCCCTGCGGCCCGCGCAGATCGGCCGAGCTCGCGCCCGATGCGCTCGTCACGGTCAGCACCGAACCGTCCCAAGAGTGCGTGCAGGAAACGCCGTCGGCGCCGTCCGCGCCCGGATCGCCCTTGGGGCCCTGCGGTCCCCGCTCGCCGGCCTCGCCCTTCTCGCCTCGCGGTCCCTGCTCGCCCGCCTCGCCCTGCGGACCCGTCTCGCCCGCGTCGCCCTTGGGCCCCTGCAGCACCGTCGCGGTCGTGGTGCCGCTCGCGTCGGTCACGGTGAGGATCGCGGCGTCCCCGTACTGGGACACAGAGGCGGACGGGCTCGCGCCATCGCGCCCGTCCTTGCCGTCCGCGCCATCGACGCCGTCGCGCCCGTCGAATTCGCCGTTCTCGGCCGCAGCCCGCACATCGGCCTCGGCCTGGCTCGCGCTCGCGGCTGCCTCGTTCGCCGCGGCCGCGGCCGCATTGGCCTCGTCGGCAGCCTCGTGCGAGAGCTTGGCGGCCTCCTCGTACTTCTTGATGGCCTCCAAGAACAGCGTGAAGCCGTCTTCCGATTCGACGCCGCCCACCAGCACCGGCTCCACCCGGATCACGAAGGCCCGCGTCGAGATGGAGCGGTCGTCCCAGCTCACCATGCATTGGGCGTCAACCGTCCCGGCGACCTCCTGCAGCGCCGCCGGATAGAACACGCGAAACGACCCCGCGGCTGCGTCCACGGCCGCAAACGGCTCGCATCCCCGCTTGCCGGTGGCGCGATGCCGCCATATCAGGTACACGGCGGCGTCCGTCAGGTCGAGCGCCGCGCCGTTCTGCTTCATGGCAAGGGAGATTCCCCGCCCGTCGGCATCGGCCGGCGAGGCCGCGAAGCAGTCGGAAAAGTAGTCGTCTCCCGCATTCCAGACGATCTCGTGCAGCCCGTAATCGTCGAGCCCCATCCCGTGCCTCCTCTTCAAGGATCAGAAGTCCAACTCCGCAAGCTCGTCCAGATCGTCGATGGCCGTCGTCACGCTCTGCGCCACGAACGACGTGGACGCCGCCGTGCTCAGGTTGCCGTCGATGCCCGCTACGTCGTCCTGCAGCGCGGCCACGTCGGCGGCAACCGTGCTCAGCGAGGCGTAGTCGGCGGGCTGCGCGCACCCGACGGTCACGCGGCACGATACGGCATCCCCGAACGTCCTCACGCGCCGCACCACGCGCGCCCGCAGCCTCCACTCGGGCTCCCGGCTCGCGTCCACGACGGCCACCTCGTCGCCCAGCCCGGCCTCGGAGCCGTCGAGCGCCGAAGCCTCCACCTCGTAGCTCACCTTGGGCCGAACGGCATCCGCGAGAGCGCGCTTGGTCAGCGCCAGCAGCAGCATGGGATCGGTGCAGTCGGGGAACGTCACCTGGCCGAAAGCATGCACCTTGGCCGTCCTGTCCGCGTTCCAGCGCCCCCACGCCTCGCGGGCGTCCTCGTCGGCCACGTAGTTCGCCCCGCCGTTCACCTTCCCGAAGGTCAGCTTGCGGCGGTAGCCCGGCAGGTAGCTTCCGCCCTCGTCGGTGAAGGGCAGCCCCGCCCCGTAGCCGTAGAGTGCGGTATGCACCTCGTCCTCCAGCACGGTTTTCGTGCACCCGGTCAGGTTCTTTCCGTAGTTCAAACGAAGCCCGCGCCATTCCCCGAGCTTGCGCACCAGGTTGACCCTGCGCTCGGAGACGCGCGCCCCGTCTACCGAGATCGAGGCCGAGACCTCGCCGCCGAACACGTCGGCCACCTTGCGCAGGGCCGCAAGGGCGTTCATGTGATAGAGCAGGCAAGAACCCAAGCCCGATCCCGCCACCTCCCCCGCAGACCATCGAGTGACGGCCAGCACGGACGCGAGCGCCTGCGCGGCAGTCTTGCCGGCGATCCGCGTATCCTCGATATAGTCGTCCAGCAGCTCGCAAAGCGAGGACTCCGCGTATACCGAGCAGGGGCCCTCGAGGGGCTCGTCGGTGCGCGCGACCACGTGCTCGCGCCACGCGTCGCCGTCGAGCCACAGCAGCCGGTCGCCCTTCGCGGGGACCTCGCGCGAGGCGAACTCGAGGGTGTCCTCGCCGTTCAGCTCTTCGGTGTGCACCAGCTCCCCGGCCACGGGCAGGATCCCGACGCGCCCGTCGAACCGGTCGAACCAGTAGAGCACCGGGACTGCGCCGGCCATCTAGAGCCACCTTTCAACGAACCGGGTCTCAGCAGACGAGCAGCCCGTAAAGGCGAGCTCGTTGTATCCCGGACAAAGCGCGAAGAAGTCGCTGCCGAGCGCAACGGCGTCGCGGGCGTCCAGGCCGTCGACGCGCACGCTCCCGTCCGCGCAGTCGATCACCACGAACTCGCCGCCGGCGAAGGCGCGCTCCAGCCGAACGGCCTCGCCGGTCGCCCTGTTGGCGATCTGCAGTCCGCTCCCGGCCTCGACGACCGCATGGAACGCCGGGTCGGTGCACCAGGTGCCGCCCACCTCGAAGCCCGGCGCGCGCACGACGCGCTCCGCGCCGTAGGCCACCGGGTCGAACGCGGTGAACGTCACCTCGCATTCGCCGTCCTCGAACAGCTGCGTCCAATTCCCAGCGGACACCAGCAGCACGTCATGGTAGGTCAGCTCGGGCTCGTCGGGCAGGACCAGCGTCCCGCCGTGCGGCTGCACGAGCCACGCCCGCAGCCGGTGTCGCATCGAGGCCAGCCCGGCCACGCCGGGATCGAAGCCGGGATCCATGAGCAGGCACACCATGATGTCCTCGGGCGGCATCCACACGGAAGCGGGCACCGCACCCGGCCTCCCGGCCACGCGCATCGCCTCCACGGCCATCTCGTTGAGCGAGCGCCCCACCACCTGGGCGGAGCATATCTCGGAGAAGTCATGTCCGGCGTAGATGATCGAATTCACAGCCGCCCCCTCGCACGCCCGTAGGCGTTCGCCTTTCGCTGCGCCTCGCGTGCGAGCGAATCGGCCGATCGCGCACGGCGCTGCCCGTCCCATGACAACGGCCGCTTCCTAGACGGTTCGAACCCGCGTCCGACTTCACGGCGTTCGCGTTTCGCAGTCCCGCTCACAGTGACCTCACCACCGTCAGAACCACGTCGAAGGCCCATACGAAGCGCCCGGAGCCGTCACGCTCCTTGAACGACGGCGCCGTCGTGTCCAAGCCGACGATGCGCCAGCCGCCGTTCTCGGCGATGCCCTCCCACTGGCACGTACGGACCAGCCGCTCGCATGCGTCGGCGTCGGCTTCGGCCTCGGCGGGCGCCTCGCGCACCACCAGCACCGCAACGGTTACCGTGCCACGCTCCGAATCCTCGGAACGGACGCGACGCTCGAACGCCCCTTCGCGCAGCACGATGGGCTGCCCGTCCTCCAACGCCGACGGAGCCTTTGCGAAGTAGCTTGCGAACTCGCCTTCTAGCAGGGCTTTCGCAACCAAGAAGGATAGCTGCATATGCCTTACCTCACTTTCAGCTCCCAGTGGTGGACCCGTCCGAACAGGTCTTCGCACGGATGGCATTCCACCACGTAGTACGAATGCCCGCGTATGATCACGCGCGATCCCGCCGCCACCTCGAACGCCCCAGCGGAGTTCACGGCGTCCACGTACACCGTCCCCGCGCCCGCATCGGCGCTGCGGTGCGCGTCGCCCGAGGCGGACTGCCTCCGGTCGAACCGCACGCCGGCGATCACGACGGGCTCGCCGAGCGCGCCGTCAGGCAACGGAGCGCGCACGGCCATCGCATCGGGCAGGGCGGTTCGGGGTATGGGCTTGAACAGCCGCATCAGCGCACCCCGCTAAAGGCTATGCCGCAAGGCCCGAGCTCCCTCAGCGCCGCCTGCGTGGCCAGTTCCTCGCCGGTCGTGCCCTTGTTCTCGTAGTTCCGCACGGTGAAACCGCCTATCGTGTAGCCGCCCACCTCGCCCGCGCCGCACTCGGCGAACGCCTCGCAGGCGGCGCACACGGCCCGCTTGTATGCGTTGCAGTTCGTCTTGGCACCCTTCGCGGCGCACAGCCACGACACATGCGACTCCGCCAATCCGACGGATGCGCAGAAGGCGGCCTCCGAAAGGCCGCCCCCGTACGTCTGCGAATAGTATTCGTAGGTGACGCCCATGGCTACGCCGTCGGAACGGCGCTCACGTGCACGCCGTCGAGCTTGTTGTCGAACAGCTCCACGATCCCGTACTTGCGGTACTTCACGAGGTAACTGTCAAGGCTCTCCAATTCGTCGGGAGCGAACACCTTCGACGCGACGTGCTTGTCGAACTTGATCACGGCGCTCTTCTCAACCACCATGAAGTTGATGTCGGCGCCGGCCGAGGCCTTCTTGTAGCCGAACTGGTCCGAGTCGCCGGAGAGCAGGTCGATCTTGGTGTAGAAGCGCACCTGCGGCACCTCCACGATGCCGGCGAAGCGCTCGAGCACGCGGTTGGAGCGCGCAGGGTTCGCCAGGCTGAAGTCGTCGAGCACTCCTTTGAGCGTCGGCGTGATGAACAGGTAGCGCGAGCCGGGGGTCACCTGCGCCTCGTCCATCGCGGAGGTCAGCTCGCGCAGCTGCGCCAGCACGTCGCCTGCCTCGCGGCCGAGAGGTCCTCTTCGTCCACCTTCACGCCAGCGTGGCTTGCGATGGAGGCGAAAGCGAATGCGTCAGCTTCCGGGGCAACCTGGGTGCGCTGCAGCTCGCTTCCCGCCTCCACGAAGCAGTCCAGAACTCCCGCCTCCTCGACGTCCATCACGTCGGCCAAAAGGCGGATCCCGCGATCATAGTTGAATTTCTTGGTCTCGAACTCGTAGGTGATCGCGCCTGTCTTGTAGCCCTCGTTGCGCGTGTAGTTCCCGAGCCCCGACACCGAGATCTTCGGGATCATGATCTCGCGCGCGTTGCGCCCGGCGCGCACCAACCGGCGGCCGGAAGCGAGCACGCTGCTCATGCTCGCGCGCTGGTACACCTCGTCGAGGACGGTGGTGTAGTTCTTCACGAAGTCGATGCTGTTCGGCATGAATGCTCCCTCTTTCCCGTTGTCGCTACTCGTTGGCCTTATCGTCGTCGGAGAGCCCGGCGATATCCCGCCAGCGCTTCATGGTCTTGCCCTCGTCAGACGCCGCCCCGGCGTTCGGCAGGCCCGTCTTGCCGACGGGGCCCTCGACGGCCGCGTGCTTCGCGAACAGCCAGGGCTCCGCCTCGCGCATCTTCTCGACGTCGCCGTCGTAGTCGGCCAGCACCGCCCGCGCCGCCTTGACGTTCCTGCAGCCCGCGAGCTCAAGCGAGAAGTCGATGCGCTCGTCGGCGCTCTGCCGCTTCAGGTCGTCGATCTCCCCGCGAAGCGCCTCTGCCGCCTCGGCGGTCTTAGCCGCTTCAGCGATCTGCGCCTCCAACTCGGCTATGCGCCCATCACGCTCTGCGATCTGCGCCTCGTAGCCGCCGCCTTCCTCGCCTACTTGCGGCGGCGCTTCCTGCTCGCGCCCCTCGCCGCCCTGCTCCTGCGCGCCTTGCGCTGCTTCCTGCGCGCCATCGACCTCACCGTCCATGCGAACCGCCTTTCCTCGACGGGGCGGCCGCATAAGAAGGCAGCCCCTCAACCTGCTAAGAGGTTAAGGGGCTGTCACAAAGTAATCTGGTTTACATCTAGCGAGAAGACTTCGGTCATATGTACGCGGGATTTTGAAAAGATGTCATCGAGCAAGCTTTTCTTTTCGTCATAGTTCTCGATTTCGATGGCAATCTCTCACTGCAGACCCACTACATTGAGTAACCATTGCGTTCAAGCTGGTGCATACGCCGCTCGAATTGATCGGTCTGCGTCTTCCCAATCTTAATGAGACAAGAAATGACAGTCGTCATCACTCAAATGACGCCCTTAACATAATCCCTCATCGTCCTATTCCATGTTGCCGATCAACCCGAGTAGTTCGTCGTATGTAGCAACCTGATGGTATCTCACGCCTTCGGTACTCATCTCATTGAAGAGCTTCTTCGCGCAGGCGATCTTTGAGTTCTCGACCACGTCAAGCTGCATGGTGTCCATGGACCCTTTGGTCTCAGCGATGAAGAACACGTGCCGCACGGCACCTTTGTTGAATGCGATGGCCCAGTCGGGCGCATAATCCCCAACAGGCGTGGGAATCTTGAAACCACGAGGCAGGCGTGCGTACACGCAGACTTCAGCTGCCTCATCCATGTCCTTGGCGAAGTCGTGCTCAATAGCCGAGTCAAACACCACGTAATCCTGGATGTTCTTAACGGCCTCGTAAACGCGGCTCATGTTCTCAGGCATATGCTCGGTGAAGATGCCTTCGTCGTAGGTGTCCTCGAGGGTGTGGTACTCGATATGATCCACGATCATCGTAGCCTTCTCGGCGACGATAGCCCTCGCCACCTTGGCAATGAACTCTTCGGGGTTGCGCTTGAACATGGCAAACTTGAGCGGGCTTATGCCTTTCAAGATGGAAGTCGCGCTCCTGCGCGTTATTGCTGCACCTTGGGCAATCTCGCCCACGAGGTCATAGGTCACGCTCGAACCGGGTAAAGCGTCCAACTCAACGGTCTCACTCTTCACGTTGCCGAACTGTTCGCGGCTCGTTATGGACTCGCGCGTCGCCTGAGTTTTCTGGCTACCCGTGGTCAGCGTGTAGGAGAGCGTGCTCACGAACAGTTTCTCATCAATATGCGCGATGGCCTTCCAGCGAAGCTCCTCGGCGTCGAAACTCACCGTGTAGGCGTGCTTGTGATTGATGTGAGCCCAAAGCTCCTGAAACTCCTTCTTGTGGAAGTTCGCGTTGAGCTTGTTGATCGCTATCTTCTGTTCGTGACCATCCGTAATATAACCGTCGAGTGCATGAGAATCGTAGACACTCTGGACAATTTTTCCAATGTGTTCGACATAGGGCCTGAGGTTCTCTGGAAGCTTGTCCATGGCATATTCGATAAAACCGCCGGACCTAAATGTGGCCGTGGGGCGCCCGTCCATGTCGATAAAGTTGCCAGCGATGAGCGCGTAGGTGATCTTTCGAGCATCGTCGTTCGATAACGTGATTGTTGTGCCCTCTGGATTCTCTATAATCTTGCCAGCAAAAAGCGCGTCGGTGACGATGGTCGGACGCTCGCGCAGACCCTGCTTGATGTCCTTCTGTAGTGCATCCACGAAGCTCGCGTAGCTCTCGGATGCGATGACGGTCAAGACGTTCACACGGTGAACCTCGCCTTCACCAAGCGCCTCGAGGTCCTGCCGGTTGCCGAAGGTGTCCACGCACAGGCGGAGTCCCCGTCCTACCTCTTGGCGCTTACTCACCTCGTTGTCGGAGTGCTTCAGCGTACAGATCTGGAAGATGTTGGGGTTGTCCCAGCCCTCGCGCAGCGCAGAGTGGCTGAAGATGAAGCGTACATGCTCCTCGAAACTGAGCAGCCGCTCCTTGTCGCGCAGGATCAGGTCGTAGGCGCGGCGGGCATCGTCGTCGTTCAGGCCGATGCCGTCCTCGCGCTCGGCCTTCTTCTCCTTCTTCGACTCGACCGGATTACCCTTCTTGTCGATCGAGAAGTAACCCTCGTTGGTCTCGTGGGCCCCGATGCCGCACAGGTAGGCCGTGTATTCATCCTCGATGCGCCCGTTCAAAAATTCGGCAACGGCGGCCTTGTACTCCTCCTCGAATAACTTGCGATAGCCAATGGTCTCATCTCTGTCCGGGTTGGCTACATTGCGGTACTTGGCCACCTCGTCGATGAAAAAGAGTGAGAGGCACTTGATACCCCGGAAGAAGAGAGCGGACTCCTTCTGCAAGTGCGATTTGATAGTCTCGCGAATCTGGATTCGCCGTATATCGTCCTCAGTCGAGTCGCCCACGACCTCGCCTTTGTTCACGACCACTTCGTTGAGAAATCGTACGTAGCCCAACTGCCCGTTCTGATCGGGAACGATGCCGTCCGGGGCAATCTGGTAGCCCTCGCGGTAGGCCTCCATCTCGCCGGATGCGGGGTAGATATCGTCTCCCACACCGAAGCGGCCATGAGCGATTACCACCTTGCCGCCTGCAGTCAGCCTGCGATATTCAATCAAGGCTACGGGCGCCTTGTTCCTGCTCACCACGATGTCGCGAAGATACAGGTAGCCGTGCGTGCCGCGGATGTTCTTCAGCTCAAAGCCTTTCACCTCGATGCGCTTCACCAGGCGCTGGTTGAAGGCATCGAGCGCATCCAGCACATACACAGTGTTGTGGCGCACGCGATGGGTTGCGGAGTAGTTCAGGCAGAAGAGCGGGTTGAACTGCTTGATGCCGTTCTGAGTCGCCTTTCCGCCCATCTTCTGCGGCTCGTCCTGGATAATAATGGGCCGGTTCGCAGCGATAACGTCGATTGGCCTACGGCTGCCGAACTCGTCGCGCTCATCGAAGATGATGCGAGCCTGTTTGTTGTTCGTCCCCTCCTTCATGGACGTGTTGAAAGCCTGCATGTTGATGATCATCGCGCAGATGTCAGGGCTCTCGGAATAGCGATCGAGCTCGGTCAGATTGTCAGAATCGTATATAAAGGACTCGATTTTCTTGCCATACTGCTCGAAGAAGTGCTGCTCGGTATTCTGCAGGCTCTTATTCACGCCCTCGCGTATAGCGATTCCGGGCACCACGATGATAAACTTGGTCCAACCATAGGTACGGTTAAGCTCATACATAGTCTTGGTGTAGACATAGGTCTTCCCGGTGCCCGTCTCCATCTCTATATCAAGCTGACATGCGCCTTGACTTGCGGACAGCTCCGATGATTCGCTAATGCCGTTTGCGCGTTGCACGCGGTGGATGTTATCTAGGAGTTGAGTAGCTGAAAGCTGCACCGGGGCATTCGTGTATCCCTCATCAGAAAGCATAGCCTGATAGAGCATGTCTTCCATGCCCTTGCGAATGACGGCTTTGCCCTTATCGCGCAGATACGTGAAGGCGTCTTGCTTAGGTTGTCCCTGAAAAACAGATACGACAGCCAAAGCAGCATCCTCTTGGTAACGTTGTTTCTTGAACTTGAATTCCATGTCTACCGCCTATATGACCTTACGTTCTGTGTCGGGGCTAAACGTCTTGAAAAGCTCCTCGAAGTTGGCGGCCGTGGCGTCATCAGCCATCGAGGCGTCGCGGAATACAGCATAGATCGGGCGCATCTTGGCAATCTTCTCGATACACTCCTTATTCACCTCGGTGTCGAAGCAGGCAACGAGCTTAGGTGCGCGCCCGCCGTTGACGATGAACACTTTCTTGCCGCAAATGTCGGTCTCATCAATCCTCGCCGAGTAAGGGATGCGCAGCGTGGGGAGCACCTGGAAGAGCAGATCAAGTCCGCTTCTGCCGGGCTTCACGTTGTCCTCATAGAGGTCGAGAGTCGCCTGGGCGTAGTCGTCCGGAGTCAAGTAGGTCTCAGAGAAATTCGACGAATCAATGCGCAGGACGCGGAAGCCAACGTCCGGAATGGGCTTGGGATCCTCGCCGAGCTTGAGCTGGCGGTTGGCTTCCTCGACCTCCTCTACGATCTTCTTACCGGCGCGACGAATACGCTCCTCGCCGATGTCGCAGATGTTGAAATAATCACCATCGTTTGCATCAAGGGACTGGCGATCTAAGTTTTCAGGCAGTTGCACGAGTATGAAATGGCATGACAAACCATCCAATGCCTTATTGAAAACGGCATGGGCAGTTGTAGCAGAACCAGAAAAGAAATCTAATACGATATCGTCATTGGATAACTGCATTTCAATGATCGTCTCTATAAGTTTGACGGGCTTCTTTCCGTTAGGAAACGCAACGCCACCTTCTTTAGTGAGATTCTTCGTTTCACCCACGAAGTCCCAAAAAGTTCCTCTTCTTTCCAATTTATAAAGAACACCGTCAATTTCTTCGGCAGTGTCGGCAAGCCATACAAAGAGTCGTGCCTGTTCGCCTTTATAAAACTGCTCGTATACATTGCCTTTTCTTTTGCCACTTCTTGGAACATATTCTATAGATATGAGGTCTTCAATAATCCCGTGCTCCTGTCTAGCGGCCATTACGCGTGTTCGTATAGAGGATTGTGCATTTGTCGTTTGAAAAATCTTCGGGCCGTAGGAATGGTAAATATCTGCCTCATCCAGACCCGATTCTCTTGCTAGCTGAGAGACAGATTTAATGATGGGATTTTGTCTTGTATAGATTTTTATTTCATTTCCTTCACCGTCAACGGTACTGCAGCAGTATTCCTTTACGCCCGGATCAATAAGGACTGAAGTGTATTTCCAGCTCTTACCCTGCTCAACATATTCGTCCACCAGCTCAGAAATCTCACGCTTCTCGAAAACGCTTTTGAATGGTGGAAGATACAGATAATCCTTTGCGTAGATTAGAAGATACTCAATGTTCTTCTTTAGCCGCTTGTCTTCTCCGCCACCAGAAGCCCCTGCAGTGTTTTTCGCAAGGACGGAAACCGTATTTATATAGTTAGTCGCACCGAAAACCTCATCACAAATCTTCTTTAGATTGTCGAGCTCAGCATCACTAATGCTTATAAAGATTGCACCGTCTTTTGATAGCAAATCTCGCGCTATAAGCAAGCGCGAATAGATCATCGAACACCAATCAGAGTGAAAACGTCCGTTGCTATCGGGGTTAGAAACGAGACGACCACCATCTTCATCGTAATCACCACTCAATGTGTCGTAAGCAGCGTGCGTCTGAGCAAAATCATCATCGTAAATAAAATCGTAACCTGTATTGTAAGGAGGATCGATGTAAATAAGTTTTATCTGCGCTGCATAAGTATTCCTCATTATTCTTAGGGCCTCCAAATTGTCGCCCTCAATGTAGAGGTTTTGGGTCGTGTCCCAGTTGACACTCTTACCCATCTCAGGACGCATGGCCTTGGTCGTAGGCCGACGCGCCTCCTCCTTAGCCTTGCGCTTGCCCGGCCAGGTGAACTGGTAGCGCTCGCGCTGCCCTTCGGCCACGTCGCCAAGAAGATCGCGCAGGGCATCGAAGTCGATGGCCGCGCGTACGTTGCCCTCGCCATCGGTTACCTCGGTGGCCACGGAAGGGAACAGCTCGGCGAGCCGCTCGACATTCTCTTGGGTGATGTCGGTGGTTGACACGTCGATCTTCTCCATCTATTCCAATTCCTTTCGTGTCTGCTCCAACTTGTCTTCTGCCGCCCTCATCTGAGCGAATAGTTCGTTCTTCTTGCCAACCTGCTTGGCCTTGCGGCATTTGTCATCCAGCTCGTCCACCAGACGCTCAAGCGATCCAATCTTGTCCACAAGCGCTATGCGCTCCACAACACTCGTACCGGTCATGCCTGCGTCGCCGAAAACAACCTGCGATACCACGCAATCCCAGACGGCGTCGAGGTCGTTGCCTTCCAACGCAAGGCTCAACTCGTCGACCTTCCTCCGCGGACCGAAGCGCACGCTTTGAACCCTCACGGCAAGTGTGGCACACTCGCCGGGCTCCTCGCAAAGGAACACCAGCTTGTGCGAGTTGGCCTTCGCTATCTCGTCAACTACGGTTGTGGCGGCGCTCTCATCGCGGAGCATCAGCCCGACGATCATGATTTCCTTCACCGTATCGCCTGCAGGGATGTGGACGATGCCCTCCTTGATGGAGTTCAGGATATCGATGCGCTCCACGCCGTGGACGAAAGCATCCTTCTGCTTAGGCGTAAGCTTCAGGTTCTTGTAGAATGCCTCCTTGGGGAGCCTACATCCCACTCTCGTCGTGGTCGGCAACCCTAGCATGGTCTCACCGCCAGGAAGCACACAAGCTCGAAGTCGTCGAGCCCCTCTACGTCGTTCTCCAGGAAGCTCGTCGTGCCTACGCCGAAGAAGCTGTCGATGTCCGTTTCAGCCTTCGCTTCGATGATAGATCCGATGGCATCCTTCAGAAGCTTAGCCTGATTGCGCATATCGCGTCCATTCTTGGTCTCGCGGTTGAAGACCCGACACAGGTCGCGGTCGGGTTCGCTCTTGCCCCGGCAGAGCAGGCGCATAGTGTCGAGCGCGTCCTTCGGGTCCAGGTGCCCGTGCAACACCTCACCGTCGTCGGTCACGTATACGAGGTAGAAGGGATGCAGGTGATTCCTGCCCTGAATGTTCACGCCCGGGTTCACGTTGCGCAGCACGAAGAGCACGCCAGGATTAGGCCCGGCTGCGACCGCATGGATGCCGCTCGGCAGCCGATCCACCGCAGGGTTGTCCTTGTAATAGCCAATAAGATCCATACGAAAGTCATTCAAGCCCAGGTCGGTGATACTCACGCCGCCGGAAACGTCCTCTAGGTCGATGACCTCATCTTGCATCTTGCGGAGCTGCTGCTCTCGATACTCCAGATCGCCCTTCTCCTCTTCGTTGATATAGTCGTCGTCGCCCGTCGAGGTCATAACCGTGATGCGCATGCGCTCCTCAACGCGAGCCTTCAGCTTGATGTACTCGTCCAATTCCACGTCGGGCCAGTAGTTCACCAGCTGGATCCGGTCGCACTTCGACCCGATTCGGTCGATGCGTCCGAATCGCTGCACAATGCGCACCGGATTCCAGTGGATGTCGTAGTTAATCAAGTAGTCGCAGTCCTGCAGGTTCTGACCCTCAGATATACAGTCAGTCGCTATCAGAATGTCGATGTCCTTGCCTTCGAGCTGCCGCGCCACGACCGCGCGCTCCTTCGATATGGGAGAGAAGCACGCAAGGATGGATCCCATATCGGCGGGCACGCTCTTGATTGTGCTGCGCCCCGGCTTCGTTCCGGTCACGACTGCCGTCTCAAGCCCCAGTTCGCGCTTCGCGTACTTAGCGACGTGCTCGTACAGATACTCCGCCGTGTCGGCGAACGCCGTGAAGATCATCACCTTGCGGTTGCCAACGTTTATAGGATGTTCAATCTTCTCACGTATCTGCTCGCAAAGCTCGATGAGCTTGGCGTCATGTGCAGGGTCGATGTCCTTGATCATGCTCAAAAGGACGCTAATGATCTCGATATCCGCTAGGATGTCGCGCTCCCAGGAAAGCCAGTCCATGTCCTCCAGCTCGATCTTGGTCTTGCCGCCCACCTCAAACGAGAGCTCCTCGACATCGTCCGTGTCGAAGTCGAACTCGAATTTCGAGGCAGCGTCTTCCACAACTATGTTACCGACGCAGTTCTTCTTGTAGGCGTCGATGACGGAGACCGTTTCATTCATATAGGCAAGGATTCGCTCAAGCGTCATGCGGAACGACCATACCGAACTCTCAAGGCGCTTCAGCAGATTGGCATTCATGAGTTTGCGCAGGCCCGTCTCGCGTCCTGCTATGGTTAGGTTGCCACCATTCTCATCGGCGTACTTGCTCACCTTGCTCTGGTGTAGGTAGCGCGACGGAACGTATATTGCCAGACTCAGATCCTCAAGCTCGTCGTATATCTCATGGTAGCTGATAGAGCCTTCGAGCGCAGAGAGGTGAGGCCGCTTCGATATGGGCTTGTTGCGCTCGGGAAACGGTCCCAGCGCTGTCATGTCGTAATGGCGCTGGATGTGCTTGCGCGACCGTGCCACAGTCACTTGATCCAGCACCTCGAAGAACTCGAAATCGAGCATGCGCGTGAGCGCCTCAGTGGTACGCTGGTCGGGGCCGAGCTTGCTCCACCGCGTGAACGCGGTCTGTGCATTGCGGAACACCGTTTCGATGTCATTGTCGATGCGGAGCCGCCCTTCCCACTTCGAGGCATCGCCTACATAGGCGAGGGCGAGCTGGTTACGCAGATCACGGAAACGGTTGTTTACGGGAGTGGCAGACAGCATCAACACCTTGGTCTTCACGCCCTGCTGGATCACGCGGGTCATGAGACGCTGATAGCGGTTCTCCTTGTCGTCGTTCTTGGAGGCCGTATCGGCACCGTTGCGGAAGTTGTGGCTTTCGTCGATAACGACCAGGTCGTAGGCACCCCAGTTGATGCGGTCGAGCGGTATGCCCGTCTCGCTTATTCCTTTGTCTCGCGACAGATCGGTGTGGTAGAGCACGTCGTAGCGCAGCCGGTCGGTCGCAATCGAGTTGTTCACGACGTTCTGGTTGTAAGTCAGCCAGTTGTCCTTCAGCTTCTTGGGGCAGAGCACCAGTACGTTGCGGTTGCGGCTCTCGTAGTACTTGATCACGGCGAGTGCCGTGAAGGTTTTACCCAGACCCACGGAGTCGGCAAGTATGCAACCGTCGTAGGTCTCAAGCTTATTGATGATGGCTATGGCGGCATCCCGCTGGAAGTCGTAGAGCTTGCTCCAGATGGCTGACTGGCGAAAACCCGTGCCCTCATTGGGAAGGACGTCCTCGGATATGTCGTCCAGAAATTCGTTGAAGATGCGATAAAGAGCCGCGTAGTAGACGAGCTCGGGCGCATTCTCGGCGTACATGGTCGAGATCGACTCGATGACAGCATCGGTCACGTCCTGCAGCTCGCCGCGCTCCCACGCCTCGTTGAAGGTACGCAGACACTCCTGCGACTGACTCGTATCCAGGCGCATGGTCATACCGAAGGCCGAGTCGCCGCGCTCGGTTCCCAGCTTGGCTGTTGTGAACTCGTCAAACGGCAAATAGGCGATATTGTCGTCGTTTTTGGACACCTCGAAGAAGGTGTCCATGTGTCCCTCGCCAGAGAACGACTTGAAACGCGCCCTACGGCGTATCCAATCGGCGCACTCGGTGGCGACGGCTTTCTGAGTCAGTTCGTTGCGTAGCTTTATTTCGAACTGAGTGCCAAAAAGGCCTTGTTCGCGAGTGAGACGCGGGATGTAGAACTCGCGCTTCTCCTTCTTGGGGCGGTTCGCCGTGAAGGCGTCCGATGTGAAGATAAAGCGGAGGCTGTCGATGCCATCGAGCTGTTCCGCCAGTTCGCGATAGGCGTACATCGAGAAAACGGAAGCAGCCACAGAGAGGCGATCCCCGCTGTCTATTCGGGCGGCGAGATCATCCTTCACGATGCGCGCACGATTGTCGAAGTAACTGGGCTCCATCGATTAACTTCGCTTGACAAGTCGTTCGATCAAGCAGCTCTTCACGAAGGAGGTGAAATTGAGACCGTCGAGGGAAGCGGCTTCTTTGGCGGCGTCGCGCATGGTGCGAGGTATGCGAATGGTTACAGAGACAAGCTCAGAATCCCGCAGATAAGACTGAATCTCGGTCGGTGAAGCACCAGAATCAACCAGCTCGAAATACTTCATAAAAATCCTTACCGAGTAACGTCTAAAGCAATACAACTAAACGCAACGATTTTACCAGAGAGTGAGTCAGTAAAAGAGAAGAGCATGCCAATAAAGACAAAACGACGGCGATGCGAGAGTCCTAGCCGAACCTGGACAGTTATCTTTGCAGCGAAGCAGCCGTACAAGCAAGTCACATGTTCTCGAATTTATCTGTGCCGCCAGTCTTGGCCGCTGGCCCGGACTGGCGGTGCGTCGTCGGCGCGCACTTCAGCAGCACGACCGCCCGCACTCCGGGTGCGCTGCCGGGGCGTTCGTGCCACAGGACGGTCATGGCGCATGGAAGTCAACCCTTGCGGCCGTGCGGGGCGATGGCGCCCGTCTTCACCCCGGCTGCGCAAGCCCCCTTTGGGGTCTTGCTTCGCTTGTACGGGTTCAGCCGCACGCCGTCGCCCCGCACGGCCTGTTGCGAGTTGCCCAGACGCGCCATGCCCGCCCTGCGTCACGCCCGCCCAACGGCGCGCACCCTCCGTACGGGCGGTCGTGCTGCTGCCGCACTTTTCTCCGCCGCGTGCGTGTGGGTCAACGGTTAGGGCAGGCAGAGAAGCGCATGGGCAGAGGGTTTCACCAATCCAGCCAGATGTAAGCAGCCTCCAACGCACACCTGCTCCACGAAGTCCTGTCAACCTCAGGAGCGCCGAAGATCACCCCAAGAGCGCACGACCGTCATGGGCGCGTCAGCTCGCCCGCGCGCTCCCTGGCCGTAGCCTCGTCCTCCCCGTACCACTTCATCCGGTACTCCCACACGGCCATGGTGACGCCCACCTCCCGCATGTCGCGCTGCTTCTCGGCATCGGCGTCCTGGACGATGGAGTCGTCGAACATGACCCTCATGCTGCCCTCGTCCGGGACGCTCTCGCCCAGGGCGCGCGACGCGGCCATGGCGCTTCTGGCGATGCCAACGAGCGGGCCCTCCAAGCAGTTCTCGTGCCGCCTGATGTTGCGCATGAGCGCCGCGTTGTCGCTCGAGACCTCGGTGGCCGTCTTGACGTAGCCCGCGCTGTCGAAGTCGAAGTACGTGATGCCGAAGCCGGCGAGGTCGCCGAGCATCTGCAGCGCAACGCGGAAGGCTTCGACCTGCGAGCCGGTGCGCAGCGCCGGCGCGAACTCCTGTATCGTGTCCTCGGTGCTCATCACCTTGCGAAAGACGGTGCAGTCCCGCTTGCCGAACGGGATGGCGACGTCCTTGCTGCCGTCCCGTTCGCGGTCGAACAGCACGTCGGAGAGGAACACGCGCATCTTCGACAGGTCCACCTCGTTGACGAGCGCGTCGAAGGTGAGGTCCACCGCCTGGATGGCGTCGATGGCGTCCGCGAACACGCTCTGCCCGTAAGGGCTCATGTCCACGCGCGTGTTGGCCACGGCGGGCTTAACGATGGCGAAGGTGGGGAGCGCCGAACCCGTGTCGTACACCGGCACCACGCCCACGGGCGCGATCTCGTTGCCCTCGCGGTCGAAGCACACGGTGACGATCCGGTACGCCCCCTCGCCCTCCGCCCCGTCGGCCAAGTGCATCTGTAACTGATCGACCGCCTTCGCGCGGTAGAACGCCCGCGTGACGAACGCGCACTCGGTCACCCCGTCCTCGTCCCACGTGAGCGGGATAACCATGCGCGCGTCGTAGTGCCGGATGCGCACGCGCCGCTTGCCCAGATCCACCCACAAGGCGAAGGCGCCCGTTCCCAAGCCGAAGGCCCGCACGACGGTCGCCTGCGCAGCCGCCATGAACCCCGTCTCCGAGAAGAACGCGCTCAGCCAGTCGGTCGCCCCCTGCTCCCCGCACACCACCCGCACGTTCTCGTTGAGGAGCAGCGACCCCCACTCCCTGCACACCCGCATCGCGGGATGCAAGGAACGCCGATGCACCGCGTACGCCCGCCCTACCCCGTCGGTGTCGCGGTAGTCGTAGAAGTCACCGCGCGCACCCATCCAATCGTCCCATGTCCGAATATGCGCTTCCATGTCGTCCAGTGGAAGCGCGAACCCAAGCTGGCGAAGGTACCCCTTCACATGCTCCGGCACCCAGTACTCGTCCATCCCGTTCAAACCCATGCGCGTACCTCATTCCCTCTACCCACGCAGGCGATAGCACCTTCCGCGTTTCCGCTGCGTTTTATGCTGAAGAAGAGCCCGGCGAATACGGCGAAGGCGAAGACCGCCAGCCCTCACCCCCGCAATACGTCATCCATCATCGCGTAGCGCACCGCGTCGATGGAATGGTCGTTGCCGTCCGGCACCTCGTCTATCCAGTTGCCCTCCCGGTCGCGCTCGAACTCCTTCAAGGTGAACTCCGCGAAGGTCAGCGGGCACCTGTCAGGGTCGATCACGATCTCGCGCAGCCCCGCCAGCCACTCGTAGCTCAGCCGCCGCATGCGCGCCTTGCGGGCGGCGTGGACGCGGATGCCGAGCTCGCGCCTCCACACGTTCATCTGCACCTTGGAATCCGGCGTGTCGTCGCAGTAGACGATCTGGTCGTGGAAGTAGGGCTCTCCGCCCGCCTCGTCAGAGAAGGTGAGGGAATCCACCACCACCTTGCCCGTGTCCGCTGGCATCGTCTTGTTCGCCGAGTGCTCCTCGAAGATGAGGAGCCTGCGTGCGGAAGGCTCCCAGCCGCACCTCACGAACCGCCACGGGTCAGGGAACCACCCCCAGTCCACGCCGTTGCGCACCCGCTCGAACCCGCGGATCCGGGAATCGCCCAGCGCGGCCTCGCGCACGTTGTCGAACACCGCGCCGCCCGTCCCCGTGATCTCCCCCAGGTACTCCCAGCGCCAGGCGCTCTCGTTCGTGTCGCGTAGGTACTCGGCCTCCTCCAGAAACGGCGCGCCCAGCCACTCGGGATGGGAATCCGCCACGTCGAGGTAGGAGGAGCCGCACACCAGCGTATCGGCCCTTCGCACGCGCTCCAGCCGCTCCACGTTCACCCACGACCACATGGTCTTCGGCGGGTTGTAGCTGTAGAAGATCCAGAACCGGTCCCCTCCGCGGCGCAGGCTGTTCAGGATGGAGCGCACCGCCTCCACACCCTCGAACTGGTCCAATTCCTCGAACCACACCGCCGCGCAGTACCCCTTGGTGAACTTCACGCCCTTGAGCTTCAAAGGGTCGTCCGCCCCGCGGAACACGATGCGCTGCCCGGTGGGCGTGTAGGTGACCTCCATCGGCGACACCCGCGCCCGGAACACGCTTTCCAGCCCAAGAACCTCGATGGCCCACAACTACCGAGCCCTCTCGGAGGGGGGGGGCAGGGAGCGCTTGGACGAGTACCTGCAGTTCCTAGACTTCCGCGATCGCATGATCGCCACCCAGGGAAGGTGAGCGCCATGGCGGAAACCAAGGGAACCGGCTCCATCGTCCAACTCGAAAAGGACAAGCCCAAAAGCAAGTGCCGCAAGTGGCAGCTCCGCGTATGCGTCGGGAAGGATCCGCGGACCGGCAAGTACAGGGCCCGCACCCGCCGCCTCGAGGGCACCTACACCGCGGCGGCGGCCGCACTCCGCGAGTTCATCGACGAGGTGGAGGGCGACCGGGTCCAAGGAAGGACCAGCTACACCTTCCGTCAGTACTGCGACCGCTACATCGAGCTGAGGAGGGCCAGCAGAGAGACGGCGCCCACCACGCTCAACCGCCAGGGGTTCCAATTCAAGGCCGCGTGCTTCCATATCGGGGAGGCGAACCTGGCCGCCGTCACGCCCGCCATGCTCAACGACATGTACGTTGCGATGCTTCGCGGCGACACGCTTTCGGGAAAGCCGTCCGGCGGCTCGTACGTCAACCAGATCCACGACAACATCAAGCTCGTGTTCGACCAAGCCATCACGGAAGGCGTCCTCACGTCCAACCCGTGCCTCAAGGCCAATCCGCCCAAGATGGACACGAAGAAGAAGCGCGCCCTCAAGCCCGGGAAAACCAGCGAGCTCCTTGGCATGCTCGACCCAGCCAAGGATCGCGATTGCGCCTACCAGCTCGCCGTGACCATGGGGCTGCGCCGCGGCGAGATCGTCGGCCTGTCCTGGGGCGACATCGACTTCGAGCGCGGCATCGTGGACGTCAACCACTCCTACGACATGCTAGGCAACCTCAAGGAGACCAAGACCAAGGCGGGGATGCGCCTGCTGCCCCTGTCCGACGCCGCCAAGAAGGCGCTGCTAATACACAAGCAGGCGCAGCTCGCCCGCTACGAGCGCACCAACCAGTGGCGCAAACCCGAGGAGGGCTACATCGAGCAGACCGACGAGACGCCGGTCATCACGGACAACTGCGGCACCTGCATCCTCCCCACGAGCCTCAGCCGCTGGTGGACGGAGGACCGCGGCAAGTACGGCCTCGACGGCTGGTGCCTCCACGAGCTGCGCCACACCTACCTCACGCTCCTGGCGCTCAACGGGGTGCACCCGAAGGTGATGCAGGAGCTCGCGGGCCACTACAGCTCCAGCATCACCATGGACATTTATACCCACGTCAACATGGATGCCAAACGCGAGGCCGAGACCGCCGTGTCGAAGGTATTCTAGCCCGAGTCGAAGCGCTTCATGCCGGGTGGTACAATACGGAAACGATTCGTACCAGATTCGCACCAGATACGGTGATCTGACCGCTCTTCTGCTTGCAGCGAGGAACACGATGGACAGCCTGAAAGAAAACTACTACGGCAGCTTGTGCACGGAGATGTACGAGATGCTGCACCCGAAAGCCCCGCAAGACGAACTGGCTTTTTACCTTTCCTACGTCCGAGAGGGAATGTCGGTGCTCGAACCCCTTTGCGGAAGCGGGAGGTTCCTCGTGCCGTTCCTGGAACGAGGGATCGCCATCAAGGGCGTGGACAATTCGCGCGAGATGCTGGAGAAACTGCTCGAGAAGGCGCCCGATGCTGCAGTGGTGCAGAGCGATCTCGAAGACTACGAGACGTCGGAGCGTTTCGACTACGTCTTCATCTCCTCCGGCTCCGTCTCTCTGTTCACCGATCGGGATTCCTGCAAGGCTGTCCTGTCAAAGATGAGAACGCTGCTGAAGAAGGGCGGCGTCTTCGTGTTCGCCGTGGATACCGTGGCGAATCGCGAACCCGACAGCGACGACTACGTCGTGCGCGAAACGGTCGAAACGGACGATGGCCGCCGATTGGAGCTCTCGTCCAAAAGCCGCTACGATGAGGCGACGGGCACGCAGTACAGCCCGGCCGTGTATGCGCTGTATGAGGGCGACGCCCTCATACAGCGCGAGGAGATGGACTTCCGAACCCACCTCTACGCTTTGGGCGAGATGGAATCGCTGCTCGAGGAATGCGGCTTCACCGAGGTTGCGACCTACGCGTCCTTCGATAAGGATATCGCCCGTTCCAACAGCACGGAATCATTCTTCTACGAATGCAGGTTCTAG